GGGTCCTTCTTTTTCATAAGGTTTGTCCCAACTATCACAATGCCAATCATAATATTGGTTGTGTTTATATTTTGTAAACTGACAAGACTCACTTCTTTCCCAATCAAAGTTCCAACCAGCATTTTTGTTAGCCATATGAACATATGGATGTAATTCTTTATAGATCCAAGTATCATTTAACCAAACTAAATCAGAGTTTCTTTTTCTTTTTAAATCTTTTATTTCTTCTTTTTTTAATTTTCTATCTCCATAGCCACCTGTTCTAGCCATAACTTCTTCTTTTTGATTAGCATAAGCTATTACATCATCACAAAACTTTGGTGTTAGTGCTGCAGGAAAATGCCAGTAGTAATTAGATATATTCATAAGTTATTGTTTGCACAAAGTTTAATGAATCTTTTTGATTGTTAGTTAGGTAATACATATTCGTTGATGGAAACATTATGAACATATTATTTTTAAGTTCTATGTCCCAACTTCTTCCTTTACGTCTATTATCTTCATAGTGTATTCGAACAAAACAATCTTTAACTTTAACGCCATAAAGCATTGTAAAGTCTGGAGAGTTTCGTAGATCCACCGGATCAATATTTAATAAAGGAATTGTTGTTTCCGCAGGTTTATAGATATTTCCCCACGTTGATTTGTTAACTAAATTGATACCATAATCAAGACCAATAAAGTCTCTCATATATGTGTTTAACATATCCCAAGTTCTTGAGAATGGAAATTTTTTAGTGTTAAAAGTTGATTGTAAAATATCGTTGGTAAGTTTTTCTTGGTCTATCTCAAAACCTTTCGGCATATCAATATCGCCGTAGAATAAACTTTGCTCTGTTAATACTTTCTTCTGCATACCACCACCATTTTTAATTTATGCTAATTCGTCTGTCAAGTCCCAAGTTTGGCCAGCTTCATTCCAGACGTAAGACCATTTGTTAGTACCAGCTTCATTTTGTGAAGTTTGTTCTGAAGTTAAAGCTGGAGCATCACCAATTGGTGATTTCCAAGAAGCTGATTCAATATGTTTTACCCAAGATGCAAAAGGTTTTTTAGGCCAAAAGATTTGATCATCCTCGTCCCAAGTATAACCTATACCTGCGTAGTTACCTCTAAAAGGTGTTCCGCCATCTTTGTGAACGCCACCGGATGTATTGTATGAAGTTTGAATCCACATTTGTGCAGGCCAATTATTGTGTGTTTCTAAATATTGTTGACCTACTGATTCATCTTCAACGCCATCAGCGTTAAGCATATCAGAATTATTCAAAGTTAATACTTGAATAACTTTACCGTTAGCTCCTAGTTTTGCAAAATGTGCCATAATGTTTCTCCTTATATCTTATTTTTAATTATCATTCAACTATTGAAATCTATATCTTATTACAACAATTCCTGATCCCCCAGCTCCTCCAGACATACATCCACCACCTTGGTTTCCAACACCTCCACCTCCACCACCTGTATTTGCTGTTCCACTTCCACCAGTTGTATTACGAGTTCCATTTCCTCCGCCTGCAGTAGCAGTTCCTTGTGGTCCAGGTAAATAATTACCACCTCCACCTCCACCTGCTCTTGCTACAGGAGATGCAGTTATACAACTAGTTGTTCCAGCTCCACCAAGACCACCCGAACCTGTTGTAGGGGTGTTACCATTACCTCCAACTGCTCCAGCTCCACCACCGCCTCCACCTTGGTCGGATGATCCAGTATTACCACCATTATTTCCTTGAGATGGACTAGTAGGAGGTTGATTTCCTAAACCTCCACATTGACCAGTATTGGCAACTCCTCCTCCACCTGATCCACCTGGTAAAGGATTGTTAGCTGGTTCACAATTTGCTTTTGTACCACCAGCACCACCACCTGCAGATGTTATTGTTGAAAAACTTGAATTACTACCTTGACCACCTCTAGATTCTCCAGGACCTCCTGCTGATCCACCTGATCCTACTGTAATTGGAAAATCGGTTGCTGTAACTGTCACTCTATTTGGTGAATTTGGGTATCCATTTAAAGGTGATCCTGTATAAGGAGAAGAAGGACTTACTACTTCTCGATAACCACCTGCTCCACCTCCGCCACCACCAGATCCATTATTTTCTGATCCACCACCACCTCCACCACCAGCTATTACTAAATGTGAAATCACATTATCAGCTGCAGCGTTAGCTGCTTTAGTTACTGAAAAAGTTCCAGGTCCTGTAAATGTATGAATTTTACAATTACCAGATGTTGTTTCAGTTCCACCTGTTGCTTCTATGTATGGATTAGTGGATGCACTTGATTGTAAACCATCGTCAGTTACTAACCAACCTTGTGTTGAATCTATATAAATTAATGTAACTGCTAAACCTTCTGTTAATAAAACTGCATTATTAGTTGAACCACCAATTTTTTCTGAACCATTAGAAATTAATATACAATTATTCGTATCCCAAGTATTTGCGTAATCTTTAACTGCAACAACTGCACCTGCTGAACCTGCGGGTAACGTTACATCAATTTCACCACTTGTTGTATCTACAAAATATCCTTCACCAGCTGTTGCTGTAAAATCTCCTGTTTTAACTGTTGTAGTCCACGATGCAGCACCTGTTGCACCAAAACCTGATGCAGTACCAGAGTTTGTTATAGACACACCAGCAGGAATTGTGAACGTATCTCCACTATCCCCTAATGTGACTGTACCACACGCTGTTCTTGGACTAATTTTATTTACTTTTACTTCACTCATAATTTTTACCTATTGAAATTTGTACCTTATTACTACTATACCTGAACCGCCGTTTCCACCTGCGCCGGCTTGATTTAAAGGACTTGGGCCACCAGGTCCTCCACTACACCAAGATCCAGCTCCACCACCACTACCAGTGTTAACTGTTCCTGCACATCCATTTATACCTGGCCCTGCTGGATTAGTGTTATAAGCATTTCCTCCATCTCCACCACCACCTGGACCACCTAGTCCACCATTTTTAGGAAGAGAAGTACAAGACCACGTGCTAGTTCCACCACCTCCTCCGCCTGCTCTTGTAACTGAAGATCCTGTAATTGTATTTGCTGCACCATTTCCACCAGAACCACCGAATTGACCTGGTGTAGGTGAGTTACCTGTTCCTCCAGCTCCGCCACCACCAGCTCCTGCTAATCCTGCTGGAGTACCTCCATCATTACCTTGAGGAGGAGTTGTTGCAGGTGTATTACCTGTACCGTTTGGATTTGTTTTTCCTGCTCCACCACCAGACCCACCTGGAGTTCTTCCTGATCCACCACCAGCAGAAGTTATTGTTGAAAAAACTGAATTAGCACCTGAAGTTTCAGAAGGTCCTCCTGAACCACCAGCACCAACTTGAATTGGAAAAGCTGATACCGATAAAGGTATTGTACCTGCTGCAGATGGGTGATCTGTTCTAAAACCACCAGCTCCAGCACCACCGCCTCCATAAGCACCACCACCACTATCTCCACCGCCACCACCAGCGATCACTAAAAATGATGCATTAGCTGGACCTCCTAAAGGGTTAGCTGGACTATTTCCTACTTGTGATACACAAAAACTTCCTGGACCTGTAAATGTATGAATTTTATAATCTCCACAAGTAGTAATTGTTCCACCAGTAGCTGTTGTAAATAAAGTTACTGGAGGTAAACTTGAAGCTTCTCCTGTATCAACTAATTTCCATCCTTGAGTTCCATCCACATAAACTAATGTAACTGTAACTCCGTTTGTAGTTATCAAGTGATTTAAAGTGGAACCTTGAATTTTTTCTGCACCATTTGAATCAATGGTAATATTGTTTGATGCTGCTGTGTTTGCATAATCATTTACAGCTACAATAGCTCCTGAAGAACCTGCGGGTAAATTTACTGTTACTGCTCCTGAAGTTGTGTTAACAAAATAACCTTCTCCATCTGCTGCAGTAAATGTAGTTGTCTTTGGAGTTGTTTGCCAATTTACAGAACCTGATCTACCAAAACCTGTTTGCGATGCACCTGATGCTAAAGCAATCGTATCACCACTAGCGCCAATAGTAATTGTATTACTATTCTCGTTAATGATGTTTTGACCGCATTGGTTTTGAACGTTATTTACTTTAATTGTACTTGTCATAATTATGCTTGAAACCTATATCTTATCATTACTATACCTGATCCACCATTTGCTCCTGGACCACTACCGCCTCCACTACCACCACCAGTATTAGTTGTACCATTTGCACCATATGGTCCACCACCAGCACCACCAGAACTGCCTTGTGTAGGTCCATTACTACTTCCTGCACCACCACCACCAAAATATCTTGTTGAACCAACTGGACCTGGTGTTCCATAACTCGGAGCGGTTGGTCCCATAAATGCGTCTGCAATAAAAGATCCTGCTCCCCCATTACCACCCGTACCAGCACTAGAATTACCGCCAGTTGCACCGGCACCACCACCGCCTCCACCATTAGTGTTAGTTGCTCTACCATCATAACCACCTCCACCATTATTTCCTTGAGGTGGACTTACAGGAGGTGTATTTCCTGTTCCTCCTGGTGCTGGATTAGCTGGACCTGGACCAGTAGGACTACCTCCACCGCCACCACCTGAACCACCGGGAGCACCATCTCTATTATATCTATTACCACCTCCACCACCTGCAGATGTGATTGTTGAAAAAGTTGAAACTGCACCAGGGTTACCATCTTCAGGTGCAGCTGTTCCTGCTCCTCCGGCACCAACTGCTATTGAAATTGGTCCTGCTGACACTGGAATTGATGTGCCAGATACTAAAGGAGACATCGTAGGAGCAGGTATTGAATAACCATTTGATACTCTAAAGCCACCAGCTCCTCCACCTCCAACACCATTACCTTCACCAGATGAACCACCTCCACCAGCTACTACAAAATAATCTGCAACTGATATAGGACCAGCACCTGCAGTAACACAAAATGTTCCAGGCCCTGTAAATACGTGAGTTTTAAAATTACCACAAGTTAAAATCGTACCACCTGTTGCTGCAATATAAGAGTCACCAACAAATCCTGTTCCTTCTTCAACTGCTAACCAACCTTTTGTTGCATCAGCATAAACTAAAGTTAAACTTTCATTGTCTACGGTTCTTACACTATCAGAAGCAGATCCATTCATATTAGATCCACCTCTACCAATAGTTAAATTATTTGTATTAAAAGTTGATGCATAATCTTTAATAGCTACAATATCACCAACTGAAGGTGAACTTGGTAAATTAACTGTAAAAGCTCCACCCGAGGTATTACAAAAATATCCTTCTCCTGAAACAGCAGTAAAAGTTGCTGTTTTAATTGATGTCTGCCAATTAACTGAACCATTTCTTCCAAAACCTGTTTGACTAGCACCACTAGCTAAAGCTACCGTTCCACCACATCTACCTAAAGTTACAGTAGTTGCATCTACAACAACAGTTTTACCTGCTCCACCACCTGCTGTAAGTGTTGACCCTGATTGTTCTGTTATTGCATCTACTTCTATTTTTGACATTATACTATTACTAAAGTCCCTGTTACTGTTACTGTACCAGGTATAGTGATAGGTCCTGCAAGAACACCGTTCTCAACAGTTTGTGTGCCATCAATTGTACCTGCTTGATTTGGTATAAATTCATTTGGAGCCGTTCCGCCTCCGATGTATTGGATTCCATTTACTATTGCCGTCATAATTCCTCCTATGTACTAATACTGTCAATAAATGATGTAACTATATCTAAAGACGAAGCGGTATCGCTTTGTGCTTTAAGTACATCACCATTTTCTAAAACAATTTTTGCACCGCCTTGAATTAGTTCGATTGCAGAGTTTGGTGGAACACTCACAGTCTTTGCGATAAAGTGATCGTTTCCTCCGTTTACAATCTGACAACTAGCTAAAACAGTTGAAGTGGTAGTATTACAGATTCTGATACCAATAACAGCATCATAGTCTCCACCAGTTACTAAAGTGACCGGGGCTGTACCAACGTTTCTTTGTAAATTGTTTCTAAAATCTTGTGCCATATTTTTTTCCTATTTATAATGCAACCGCCATTGCTAATGCAAAGCCAGCTGACGCTGCTCCTACTGGTGTACCTGTTGCATCCAAATAAACCGATTTACTTGCAGGCATTGTACAGAATACAT